TGAGCACGTTTCTGCTCAGCAGATGCATAATGTTCTGTTTGCTTAGAACGCTCGGTTCGCTGCTGCTCAACGAGGAGATTAATAGCTTGCTGAGCCTGCTCTTGAATATAAGGCAATTGAAGTTTCAATTGTTTATTCTTAGTGTTAGTTAACTGACGCTCTGCTTTTTTCCATTCAGTATTGGCCATACTCTCATTACCTTTAGCAGCATTAAGAATAGCATTTGAAATCATCAGACGAACCTCAAAAGGTGCTTTAAGCTCAGAAAGAGCTTTTTGACAATTTTGATAGGCAGCTTGTGCATTATTACTATTAACACGAGAAAAAATTTCATCAATTTCGGGTTGAAGTTTATCAAGTGCTATCTTTGCATCTACATCATGTTTTTTGGCTTGCGCTAACTGTGACATCGCAGAGGCATATTTTTCTATACCATCAAAAACACCAACTAAAGGAGATGGAACTGGCGAAACTTGAGCCTGTTGAAAAGAGGGAACAGCTTGCGATTGAGGTGTAGAAATATCACCACTTGTAACAAAATTAGCTCCATTTCCCATAGCGACACCTGGGTTAAAGCCTGCGGCTCGTAAACGTTCAGCAACAGCTGATGGGTCATTATAAGCATTTTCTCGATTAAACATATCAATGGCCGTTTCACGATTCCACTCATTATTCTCTCGCTGTGCTTGCAACATCGCCTCATTGTTCATTTGAGCAATCTGCAAATTAGTTTTATTGGCAGATGCTTGAGATTTTGAACCAAAAAGACCACTAGCCAGACTACCTAAGCCACTGGCTATTATAAAAGGGTCTAATAGCTTAAATGCAGGGCGAAATATATCGCCCTGCAAATAACTACTTCTTACTATCTGATTTATCATAGACAAGCAAGTTTTTAAGATTCTGTTTATACTCATTCAAACTCATTGCTGACGTCTTAACAGTTGCCAAAGCATCATCAGCAGTACTAAGAGCAGGAGCAGATACACTCTCATTTGATTTCAACAAAGTATCTTGAATATACTGAGAAATAACAGGATCTTTATCCTTAGACATTACAAAATAAAGGTCAGAGGACGGATGTCCTGTACAAGGGTCGGGAGCAAAAATTTCTGAAAGAATATTATCAGATTCTTTTTCAGAATGCTTTGGTTTAATTTCCAAACTAACATTTCTTTCGGGAGTTATATTCTCATAACATCTACCAAAACGAACAAAATTATTTTTCATACTCAAACAAAATTAAAGTTGTGGCAAACCGTAGGTACTCATTTTAGAAGCTTTGCGTACATCAAGATACAATTCATGGAAAAGTGGGTCAGTATCCCAAATCTGATTATAATTGACATCAGAATCCTTAGTAGAATCATAACCTTTAGGATTATACTTAACAAGCATTATGTTATCAAGATAATTGGGTCGAATCAAGAAACTAGACAAATCGGTATCAGCAGAAAGCGCAGTTTGGGCAGGTGTCCAATATTTCAAAGAACCTGCCAAATTTCCAATAACTGTATTATATTTCTGCTTAAGTTCCTTATAACGATACTGCCAACCTTCAATCTTAGAACGCTCAGTTGCAAGGACATCCCAATTATTTTGATACTTAAAGAGAGGTTGCATACCTAAATTATCATACTCAGGGATAAAGAAGTCCTGACGATTCATCCAAGTATTAAGCCTATCAAGACCATTTTGGTAGTAATCAACATCGGGTACACAATGATAAATTGCCATCAAAATACCGTGACATTTAGCCTCAAACTTATCTGTGCCACTCTTACCAAAACCATAACCTTTACCTCCAACTTTACCTAGACCAGCAAGGTCAGTATCAGAAGTTGAAATCACATCACCAATGTTTATCTTACTCTCAGAACCACCAATATAGATACATTCTCCATCAAGACCCATAGGAACATCGACACCAAAATGGGCAAGTGTCTGCTTATCATAGTGCTTACCGGCACGACGAGTAATCTCTAGAAGTTTTTCAACTGCGAAAATAGTACGAATATTAGCAGTATTAATGGATGCCATATTAGTAACTAAATCCTGCGAACCATTTTCTTCAATACCAACATTAGCGGCATTTCCACCAAATGTAGTTTCTGTATTGATATTTGAACTATCTTGAACAGCTAACTGAGTAGTTGAAAGCCACTGGTTAACAGCACCATAATCAATGCTATTAAATGAAGATTGATTACCAACACCAAAAATAGGTGAAACTTGCAAATCAGTATAAAAATCTTTTTTCCATGGAGCATAACGCAAAGTAAACAAAATATCATTATATTCACCAATAGTAGGATTATTATAATATTTGTCTACATTATAACTAGAGGCATCAGCCATTTCACGGTCTGACAGACGAAATTTATCTTGATAAATGCACTGATAGGCTTGGAAAAACATTGGGTTAAAGCGAACATTATTATCACCATCTAGATTATTTTTAACCTCAGAAATAAACTTTTTCAAAGGAAAACCCAAATCTTCAATAAGTCTAAGATTTTGAGCAGAAAAAGTATCAAAATAAGTGTCAGTCTCAGAAGTACTATAAGAAATAAGATTCTTAAATGTACTAATAGGAAAGTTAGGATAAATACCTTTAAAGTTAGAAGGAGATACAAATGAAGTCTGATTATCATTCACTCCGTAATAGAATTCGGGAAATAACTTATATAACCTAGTCATAGGTACAAAGAACCAATCAACGTGTTCAGTAAGTGAACACATTGCTGCACTCTCAACTTCCATAGTGCGTGTTTTAAGTTCACACGAAAGTGAAACCTTATCACCAGGTGAAAGAAAATCATAATACACTGGGCGCAACTCGCCAACAGTAGATGAAAACTTATGAAGTTTATCCATTGCAAAACCATTATAACCAAGGTTTGCACGATGGGTAGGATTATTATTAATATTCATATATTTAAATTTGTGTTGGATGTAAAAATATCATTTCTGACTTTACGAGTTTTCATAGCTGAATAATACTGACATTCTTTTTCAAAAGAATCGTAAACACAACTATCGAATTTATTATAGTCAGTTTCATAATTAAAATTTTTCGGCAAATGAAACATCAATTCGTCGAGGGTAGGCGAAAGAACGTCACCACAATAATAGTCTTTTATATTATCATAGGCTTGAAAATAATCTTTAGTAAATTTAATAGAATCATACCAATCTTGAAGAATGTTAGAACGATAAACATTCCACACATGAGAGTAAGCTGACGCGAAGTCAACTTTAGAGATACCATGCTGAAAAAACAACTGTTGTTTATGTTTCAACATCACATAAATTTGACGACATTTATCATGGGTTAAGAGACATTTTTTTGCATAGCAACCGATTGTTTGAGGCTGCAAAGCAACTCGGAAAACCTCATCATCAGTAAGCCTACAAAATCCCGTGAATCGAGGGAAGTATCGACTAATAACATATTTGGGTAATAATAAAGTATCGGTGACAAGTTGCCCGTTTCGCACTCGTGCACAATCATATCGAAGATTTCGATTTCTGATTTTTTCCAAAACAGAAGTTGGAGAAAAAGACACTTTATTTGTACCAAAACCTTTAGACATAGAATGGTTAGGGCGGATTGACCTAACATTCTTAAATAAATCGGGAACAATCGTATCGCAATTAACATACGAACTAACATAAGCAGCCGCATCTTTGGCTCTAGAAATATTTTGTCTAGTTCGGTGATAATCATCAAACGACCAACACGAAGAAAGTACGTCTTTCGTCTGCTCGTAATATCCTTTGGGGACAAAGACGAGGAGATGGAAATGCGGGCGGCAAGTTGATGGTCCGTATTCGGAACATGAAAAAAACGTGATAGCGTATTCATAATTTTTACGTTTTAAAGTTATTCGAACTCTTTTTAAATAATCTTGCACATCTTTATAATAGATAACACCAATAGCACCATCATTTCGATTGCGCAAAAAAGTAAAACTTTGGCCAGATAAATCTAAGTCTTTATAAGGTACAACAACTTCGGAAATTTGATGTGTATAAAAAGAACGACGTCGACAAATCTTTTTAACAATCTTTCCATCAACGTCACGGATTATTTCACCGGTCTTTTTATCACGCTGAGATTTAGCAATCCATCTAGTCTCACAATCACGAAACAAGGGAAGATGAAAATTATATTCATCATCCAAAAGTAGATGCATATCATAAGACTTATTGCAGTTAATCAAGTCATTATAACGAATATAAGGTACACACTCATTACGATATGTAAGAGTAACAAACAAACACGTCAAATCATCCGAACAATGATTCTTAATACGGACAGTACGTTTATTTGCTTTTTCTTGCAAACAAGCAGCACACTTTCCACAAGAAACCAGTAAACGCTCACCTGTATAAGGATTGGTTACATATTTTTTATGAGTACACATATATATGGAAAATGAAAGTCATGTGTCATTTTTACAGTCGAGGACAAGAGAGGTACAGCGAAGATTACTTCGCTGCCAATAGAATATCATCCGGAAATACCGTGAAATAAGAAACATTATCATAATCGAGATAGTAATTTCGAGCGACAGAAAGAACTTTAAGTATAAACTTACATTTACCATAACCATCCAATGTCTTACAACCATTACATATATAAGGACAGTTAGCAAGATGTGGCATACAGGCATTAATCATGTCATAATAATAGGTTTAGATGGAGTTTCAGAAAAATTGTGGTGGCAGGTATCACCGAGATTCACAGGAAAAGGTATTCCTAAGCTATCACCATAGGTACACACAAAACCATCATGAAAATCTAGACCACCAATTAAGCGAAAATTAGGAACGCACCACGCACAATCAACACACAACATCTAATTAATACTTATAACGATGAAAAAGAAGTCTAAGTACACGAAACACAAATGGGCGAACTTGTATCTGATAACGTTCACAACCTAATACAAAACAAACAACATGTACTTTTTTCATATCAACTAAAGATTAAGCATTTTAAACCTATAAGTAAACCAAAAGAAACTCCGCGGTCAATAACAGATTCATAAATAGGTTCAGAATAAGGACAATTCATGCAAAATTTATTAATGGAAATCATACTATTCAAAATTAGAATTAATGAAATCAAGAGCAGACGACAATTTTTCAAAATAGTAGTGTTCGTTTTCATTAACACCATTCGAGCAGGTAATCATATGAAATACATTACCTTTAGAATCGCACTCCGTAGAAAGCTTTACAATCAAATCGGAATAACTTGTTTTACGATTAACCTTACGTTTCATAAATAATTAGATGTTATTAATTGACAAATACCATACCAAAGATGGATTCGATTGCAAAGAAAATAAATTTTTCCTAATCAGCAATAAGATAACTAGAATATTTAACAATAATTAATAGTAGGTTGCTCCGCAGGTTTTTTATATTTCTTTTTCAAATCTGTAATTTTACGATACAAAATTAGGTAAATTTTCAGAACCTTTCAAGGTAGTATTTGAAAACTTTAAAAAAATTTTGCGCAAGCGCACGTAAACTAAAATTTTTTGAAACTTTCCAAATCTCCACCTTGCAAGAACCTTCAAATTGACCTTTTAATGTATCGTTAAAATCACTGATTCGAAAAAAAAATTTTCACGGGGGCATACGCCTCTATTATTAACAATAAAACTTTACAATTATGAAAAAAATTTTTAAAGGAACAAAAAAAGACGTTCAAATTGCAGAACAAATAACCAAAAGAGTACAGAAAGAATTGGACAATTGTCTAATGTGCCATCGATATGAAATTAAAGATGCTTTATTAGCAGATAATTATTTGTATATAAACATCAAAACTGGGTTAGAAATGATAGATAAATACGACTTGGAATTAATAAATAAAATAAACAAATGGGAAGAAAAAACAGATTGGGTAATAAAAACCAATCTAAAACATGAAATGATAATAGAGTTAACAATTTATGGATGGAAAATAAAATAAAATGAAAGCAGGGATAAAACCCTGCTTTTTTCAAAAATTTTTCCGCTCGCTACGCTCGCGGTCGCCTAACGGACTGAGACAATAGAATAGAAATGCTAACTATCTTCTCAGACCGTTAGCACTAGCAAAACTGAAGAACAATAAAACTCTATCAAAAAATATATAACGGAAACAATCACTATTTAATTACACCATTCTCACGAAGATATTCTAACCATTCTTTATCATTAGACATCTTATCTTTATTAGCCAAAATACGCATTGCCAACTCCATAGCATTTTTACCATCAAGACCACGAAATCTAAGATAATTTTCAAGAACCTGTGAATCACCACTAACATGGGCTTGCCGTGCTATTTCAGTAAGATGATTAATTTGAGCATTACTTTCAAGAACCTTAAAATTACGCATAACATTCTCAGTCTCAGTCTGAGCACGTTTCTGCTCAGCAGATGCATAATGTTCTGTTTGCTTAGAACGCTCGGTTCGCTGCTGCTCAACGAGGAGATTAATAGCTTGCTGAGCCTGCTCTTGAATATAAGGCAATTGAAGTTTCA